GTTCCCGTTGTGCTTGTACCCGTATAGAATGATATTTCACCCAGTTCAACCATGATTATATCGAATTGAAATTTTCACCTACATAGCCAACTTTGCCTCCGCCTCCCTCTCCGTATTCATCGTAGATGCTATTCGCCTCACGGATTAACGCCTTGCGCTCATCGCTTGTGAACGAAATAGCAACCTCCTGCTCACGAATGTTTGGAGCCTTAGCGAGCCACATGTACAAATCAGCTCGTGCCAAATGCCACGCCCTGCCAACCACCAGCTCGCCATCAGCCTGCAAGCCCCTACCCGCACAGATAAGGGAAACAGTACCTTTCGGAACGGGGTATGCTGTTAGGGCGTGTATGGCTTCACTCACCGTCATCACCAAGCAGCTGCATTAGTTTTTAAAAATACCATGTGGGAGTATGCGTCAACGACTGGGAACGCATTCGCCTTGCCGTAAACCTTTCCATAAGGTACATCTTTCTCCTCCTTGTACGAACCAACCATGAAGAACGATTGGTAGGTCTCCCTCTGTGGGGATTCCGTGTAAATCTGCTTCCACTCGAATCGACCCACGGCTGGCTCGGGCGAACCCACAGCCATAATCGAATTGAATGGGTTGGAAGTAGTGTACGACCCGTCAGCATTTTCCCTCGTAATCTGGTCGTCAATTATCTCGATTTGGATAGCGTCCACGCCGAAATAAATGGCTAGCATGGCGTTCACAGTCTCCAGTGATGGCGGAATGTTTTGGCTCATTAGGTGCATCACTAGGGTAGCGCAATAGCTCTTTACCTGTGTGTTCGCACGGATATAGCCAAATAGCTCGCCGCTCACTTTGACGCTGCGAATCCTAATCCCCTTCGATTTGGGTAGGTCAATGAAGAACGCCTTGATGTCGTCAATGATGGTTGCAGCAGCGTTCGTCCAAGTAGTTCCTGTCTTTTCTTTCTGCCACGTCTGGACTGGGTACTGCATAGCGGCCAGCCCTGCCAAATATGGACTGTTGGCTGCGGCGAACTCCAAGGAACACCCGTTACTAATCAACGAGTAGCCCAAGTACCTGCGCTCATTCTCTAACGCCCTGCGAACATTCGCCAAATCGTTGTCCCAAAAAGCCAGCAGTTGAGCTGCAGCATCAGCATTCTGAGCACGTGCGAAATTCTCCTGCAATTTATGCCAACGCTCAAAGTCAGCAGCATCCATCTCAAACGCCTTGCCAAAGGTCGCTAGTTCACCCTGAACCGACTTGTAACCCCTGCGCCCCGAAACGGGAATGCTGGACTTGTTTTGAATCGGGTCGGCAGCAATGTTCATCTCACCCATAGCGTTCGTTATCGTTCGCCATGAGCCGTCCATAGTCTGCGAAAGTGGGAAATGCACATCAATGGCAGACGTGGGGAGGGGGTTCGCATCGTAGAACGCCCTTATATCCTCGATGGTCAAGAGTTGACCCGTTGGACTTAGTGGTTGTGATTTTGCCATGTCTATTCCCTCCCTTAATATTTAACAACGTTAATGAACTTTAGATGCTCTAGGTACTTATCGCCTATTGCACCCTCTACCACGTCAGCACGTGTGTACGCATCTGCGCCAAAAATTACCATCTGGTCTTTCGGCACCTCAATCGGGTACTTTAGGATAGCATCAGGCGTGCGCTTCAATGCCGCACCCGTACCTGTCGTGTTCGCCTCGTAGATGAAGAACGATTGCGAAGTGCCAGGGAAGCCTATGGCTGTGGATAGGTTAATCTTCTCTATCCCCCCTGATGGGGCTGAAACACTGGCAATGTGCCATGCCGTGCCGTTCGTATTGCCTAGGGTTACAAGGTCTCCCGCCTTGAAGTGGTGTGAACCCTGCTTGACTTTGAAACTCTTTGCTGTTGACCCCTTCTCCACCACCGCCTGCTTGCACACGTAGCGCAAGCCGCTTGATGGTGCAGAAATGGGAGTCCCCTCTGGCAAATAGTTCCCTGCGACAAGGTTGGAAGTCCGAAGGCTCACACCCCCAGGAATGTCCCACGCCTTGTCCTTGTTGATGATGTTCTTTCGCGTTAGAACATCCTCATAGGTTTGAATTTGTCTCATTTCTCTTTGTTTTGTTTATTAACCATTTCACGGGCTTTTTTTAGCACAGGCGTTTGCCCGTCGTCGTCTTGTGCCTGCGCCCTGCTGGGTACGGTGAAGTCCAACCCTTTCGCTTTTACAGAATCAACAAACGCCTTGTTAGCCTCCGTTTTCTGCTCAATCATAGAGTTAAACACGTCCGTACTCATGCCAGCGTACACCGATTCGTAAAGGGATAGCTCAACATCAACCTGAGCCTTTGGCATTCCTGCGTATGCTTTCTGAATCTTTGCCAGCCTCCCCTCTTTGATAGCCCCCTCCTGAAGGTCTTTCATTTGGTTGGCCAAATGTTGGATTTGTTCTTGCAGCGTTTTTACTGCATCGTTATCTGGTGGTTCGGGTTCTTTTTTCGGCTCAACTTTCTGTTGTGCCTTTAAATTCTCCAGCTCCTTTTGATGTTTCGCTAACAGCTTATCAGATTCGCCTTTCAAAACGAAGTTGATATTACCCTGCAAATTCTCAAGCAGCCCCTTAGCATCCATAGCCTCCAACTGCTCATCGGTGGTAATCAATTTGGAGTACTGGTCTGCCAGCCCCTCCAACGTGCGGTCGCTTACCTGTGAGTTTTGCTCACGTGCGCCTTTCAGTGTTTCTAGGATTTTGTCCCTCATAATTCAAGTTTTTTTGGTTTGTCCAATTTTGTAAATATAATCAATCGTTGCTCAAATGATTCAACAGTCTCGTTTTAGTTTTAAACATATCAAATTCTGCCACCCGCTCCAATGCTGTGCTGACCACGTTGTGATAGAATACTATATCATTCAATAACCTTTCGGTTAACTCTCTTATCTCCCCAACGTCATAGGGATTAACCAGCGTATGTGGGTATAGAACCTTTGCCGTTTCGCTCCGCTCGCTGCAAATCATCGGAATACCCAAAGCGGCTGCATCCATGCACACCCTGCCAATCGAGTAGCTCAAATGCCCGTCAACCAGAACCTTGTACTTCGTTAGAAGTCTCAGGAAGTTCAAATAGTCGGTATCGCCGTATATGGTGTCGTAGGTTTTCATCAGCCTAATGGCGTCTTGACCCTGATACGCCAACAGGTCAACGGGAACACACAGCCTATCAAATGCCTGACACAAATACGCCTCGTGCGCTTGGTAGCGATGTGAAATCACGCCCACCCTATTCTCTTGAGTTAATCCCTGCACTCCCCTCACGAACTCAACGTCAACGGGGTTGTTAATCTCAATCACGGGCTTTTGGGTCAAGAACCTCAACATCCTGCATTGCATCTCTTCAACGCCTATGACGTAGTCGGCTGCGTTGACCGCCTGCTTGAATAGCTGAAAGTTGAACACCCCATTCATAACGTCAACCCCGTGGTCTGCCTGACAAATCAGCTTCGTGTTAGATTTTTCGCCCAAAATGCTGCGAACCTCCAACGCTAGGTCTAGGTCGTTCGGGGCAAGGTTCATGTGGATTATATCGTAATCATTTATGCTCTCTTTATCCCTTATTTGCGCCCAACGCCTCACGTCTGCGCCCATTGACCTAATCCAAAGGTATTGCCCGCTTCGGGTTATTTTCTCATCATTTATAAGCGTGTCGTGGATATAGTTCGTGAGCCATAGCACCCGCTTGTGTTCAAATAGGGCCCATTCGGGCACTGAGCGCAATATTTCGTCATGCTTCTCAACCAGTTCTTCCCGCCTATCCCATAACGTCTCCTTGAAATCGTCGGCTAAATACTTCACTTCACTCGCTTCGTGCGCTCGGCAAATAATAGGGAACTGCCTCACTTGGAATATCCTTGCAACCTCCAAATCGGTCATGCCGTGGTGCTTGAAGTAGTTTGAGTTGAAGTATATTTTATCTGTGTCAAATAGAGACAGACCCGTCCCCGCCACATTGCAGATATAATTATCTTTTACGTCATCCCGCCACGATACCACCATTTCTACGTCCACGAAGTGCCGGGGCTGCGGCTTTAGCACCTTTCCAAAAGTCGTTACTGCCACATCCCCCGTTTCTTTCATAAACTCTAGGCTCTTCCTAAAATATTCCTGTGTATAGAGTAAATCGTCATCAATCGTGAAATAGTACTCGTTCGGCTGCATGAAGTAGAACTTGCCCGAATCCATAATATTCTCATCGCCCAAATGGTAGTGGAACTTGTCGCCCTTAGGAAACTCATCGGGAATCTCTGTGTACTCGTTCAGGTACACCCTGACAATATCACACTTCACGTCCACCAGCCCATCCAAAACCTGTTTGCAGTACCTGCGGGTCTTCGGGTAGGTAGCCATATTTATTGATACTTTTTTCATCAATTCAAATTCGTTAGCCATATCGGTTTGCGTTTCCAATTCTTTGTTAACTCCTTAACCTCGTTAATATACTCCATGTTGCTGACCTCCCTCACTGTGTTAACGCTCGCTGCACTCGGCTCACCTCCACGAATGAGATTGTCAGCATCCATATCCATCTCACGTCTTGTTTTCAAAATGCTGGTCGCAACGCATCTGCAGTTTACATGCCATTTTTGCGAGAAATCGAAATCCTTTGGGTATCGCCCCTGCAAGTCAGCACATACGATACCTCCCTTATCCAATTCCCTGTCGTAGTTCGGAGCAACGCTAATATCTATACCCACTATAAAATCCTGCTGCTGTCTCCGTATCTGTTGAGCCGTTTCGTAGGCAAAATTAGTTTCATTGCGCGTCAGCCTCAAAGCATTCTTGTAGCTCGATTTATACATGCCCGCCTTGGGTCTCGATACGTCCACCGCATCCAGCAGCCTCTGTTCACCAAAACGGGTTTGTACATTCTCTCTCAGCTTTATGGGATTATTCAAGTACCTGCCTATCTGAACAGCCGTTGTTTTTGCCGATTGCCCTTTGCTCACCGCAAATTCCAAAGCGAGCTCCAGCTCCTGTTTGAACTGGTTGGTATTTCTCCATATTCTTTGGCTCAGGTTCAAACCGTTCTCTATCCTACCCGCAAATGCATCCCGTGCGGCAATGTTTGATGCCAGATACCTGTTGAGTGCCAGTTGTGGCAATCGGTTCGCATTCTTGCCGAAAGCCAAATTAAATAACGCATGGTGCTTCTCATTGCCAACGGCCCACTCGCTATAAATACCGTTGACGATTAATGCAAACACATCTCCGTGCATTGCCCGCAATAGTTCATTCACCTTCCTGTTCAGCACGGGGTGATTCCTGAAAGCATACTCAAGATTGGATAGCCCCACGGTCATTTCAGATACGCTGCCAATTACTGATAGGTAGATAGCCCGTAGTTCCTTCATGTACCTACGTACATTCGCTTCATGCCGTCTATCGTACCCGCTTAGTTTCATAGCAAGTTGGTTATCTCTTGGTTTCGCTCATTCAGTATCTGATCCACCTCGTTGCTCACATTGTCCGCTAAATCTAACTCCTCAACTCCCTGTTGAATGCTCAGTACCCCCGCATCCCTAGCAATCTTCACACTCTCAGCCCTATCTTTCAGCGACCTGACGCTGTATGGGGTAATTACGCTTCTACAATTCAAACGGCCAAACGCATCGGCCATGTGTGGGTACTGCACCGAAAGTAGCTGCCTAACCAGTTCAAACTCTTCGTTAAGCATGTAAACGTATTCCCCACCATAATCCTTTGCCCGTGCCTTGCTATCAAAGAGTAATATTTCCTTGTTGTCCGCACTGAGCGGCGTTTTCTGCATAGCACTCGGTGAGTTGTTAAAAACTTGGGTCTGCTGGTAGAACTGCTCCTCGATGGTTCGGTACTGCCACTCCACGGCCTCCTTTGCTCCTTCCCACTGAATAGCGTTCATAAAGCCGTCTTTGCCCACCACAATCACCCTCCTAGCATCATCAGGTTTCTCTTCCACATTGCTCACCCGTCCATTTTCGCCCTTGTAAATCACGTAGGTCGGCACGGTATTTTTATCAATGTACATCATCTGTTTGGATAGTATATCCTCCATTATCTCAACCAGCTTCGTGCCCCCATCGCCACCCCATACGGGCTCGGGAATATGCGTATAAACAACCGTCAGTATGTCATGCTCTAGCTTTTCTAAACTCTTTTGCTTCCACCCCTGACCGCCATTCTCATAAGTAATCACTGCCCCATTTAAGTAGGTTATCAGCTTATCGGTAGCATCCGTTGCATCCAGCCACGCTATGCTTATCCCTAATAGCGTTTTTTCATCGGAAAAATACGGATAAAGTTTGTATCCCAGTGCGGGTGAATAGAGATTGTGTGTTAGTGTGTAGTCCGATTTTTCCCCCTTAATGTTGCTCGGTTTTTTTTCCAAACGCCAAACGGTTGCCACCTGACAACTTTTAAACAGCTCCTTTCCCCGCTCCATATTCAAACTATCCACAGCGTTAACCACCTTATACGCCATTTCTAGCAGCTCTTTCGCTTCGTCCGCTGCACTGTCATCAATCGGTATATCATACTTTCGCACCACATCGGTGTAAAAAAGGGATTGAGACATTTTGTTAACGGCTTCTTTCTGCTTTGCCAAGGGTATGCGCCTGAACTCGTCAACACCATTGCGCATTTTTGGCGGGTATCGTAGGTGGTCCCGCATGATGGCGTGCTTCATCTCGTTGTACTGAGGCTCTAACTCGTTCGCCCAGTCAGGGAGTTTAATATCGCTCCTGCATAGCAATCCCACAGCCTCGGGGGCTGGCATGTTGATAATATCTTGTAGCTGCTCAATCGTCATCACATCCTATTTTAACGATGGCAGTTTTTCTGCCAGCTCAAGTTTTTTTACTTCTTTCTCTTAACCACTCTAGCTTGCGCTGGTCGTGGCGTTGCCTTTTGGGGCTTACTTGATTCGATAGGGGGCAATTCTTTTTTCGCCCTCTCTTCATTCACCCGCTCGGTCAACCTTTCCACACTCTCACTCACATAAGGGGGCACGGAAGTACCTGTGAGTTTACCCAGTTCCTCCTTCAAGTCGTCTTTCTCGGTTCGCTTCACGTCCACGGGCTCCAGCTCATTCTCTCTATACCTTTCGCCCGTGTTGATGTACGCACCCCAAGCATCCTTTTCGCCCTCGGTCAGTTCGTAAACAAGGTTGATGTTGCCTCCCTCAAATACCGATATGGTAGCTGAAATGGAGTATTCAACCCCTGTTGATTTCAGCCTCACCCTATCTTCTAGTTTAAATCGTGCCATAATTTTAAGTTTTTATTTACCACAAATATACACTATTTTTAATCAATCCAAATAAATTTAACAAAATTATATCAACATCTCCACGTGGCGGGCGAACGCTTTTGCATCAAACGTTTCTCCTAACTCAAACAACATACGCATTATGAAGTTATCCGCCCAGTCCGGCGAGTGTCCAATATTCTCCTTAACTTTCTCTTTTGGCAGTATTCTTAGTTTCGTGTCTGTGTCCGCTTGGTAGGTTTTGATTTGCCCCAGTTCCTCCTCGATATACTGACGTTCATCCTCAGATACTTGCACCTCAAAATATATGCTGCCCATCGCTTTGGCCAAATAGTAGGCGCACTCACACTTTAAGTTGTAATATGCAGAATCAAATGGGCGACCATTATTCACAAATCCATTTATGCCGCAATTATCCACAATACCCCCACCTATCCCATCTTCATCCGCTATACAATTTCTCGCCGGTATGCCGTGCTTGCTTCGCATTGAGTTAATAGTATTCTGAATATCCACCATCGAACTAGTGTCAAATACCGCCACATCCACTATCACGAACCCATACCACACCATGATTATTGCCTTATCTGAGCCGTACCTCGCTATATCAGCCGTTATGTACCTATTCGCATAATCCTTTTTTATGTGCGTATTGCTCCATATTGCGCTTATCTTTTCGTAGGGAATCAGCGCCGTGGGGTCATCGTCATAATCGAAGTTGCCCCGCAGCAGTCGCTCCTTAGTAGCCTTATCCTTTATATTTCTCAAGTTCTCGATATACTCCTTGGGCAACCATGGATTATCAGAGTAGAGAGCGGGGATAAATTTCGTGTCGCTTGTTTCCTCGTTATCACGGTATGGTTTATAAAAAGTATGGTACAGCCAATTTTTCTTAGGGTTAAATGTTACCAATATCTTGCCGGGCAGCCCAAACTCCTCGTTCATCCATCTGCCCACCTTGGATTTTAAAACATCAAACGCTAAAGGGTGAACATTCCCCGCCTCCTCAATCCAACCGCCCGTGTACTCCTTTGAACCTAAACGCTCATATAGCGGGTCGATTCTAGGGTAATACTGCAATTCCAAAAAATCTATCGTGGAGCCGTTTATAAAAATAATGTTCTTGTCCGTTACCCGCCACCCTTTCAGACCCTTTGCCCCGCAAACCTTTCTCCACGTATGAACCATAGAATCCCGAACCTCCATCATGGTGTTGCGGGCAAAGAACCACTTGCTGTTTGGCATAGTGGCGCAGAGCGTTGAGAATATATCGCAGCCCAAATAGGATTTGCCCCCCCCGCCCGCCCCGCCGTAACCAATGAAGCGAACATCACTCGACAGGAACATATCCCATGCCTGTTTCTGCTTATCACTCCTCTCGAACATCTTGTAATCCTAATGCATCCCTAATGTGCTGAATGGTATCAGTTGAATACTCGTACTCCACCTTTTGTTTCTCCGCTGCGTAATCCCCGTCTATCTTGCTTAGATAATCCAAAGCCCGTATAACCTCCGCCCCTGAATTATAGACTAATGCGTACTCAATCGGTGTGCCGTCCTTATCTAATTTCGTTGGTATTCGCCTCGGATTGTTCCTTGCAATTTTGGTTGCAATCTCTTGCCTTTCATAACGGCTCAATATATCGTATTTAACGGCTTCTTTTTCCATCTCGACCCTTACGTCGTCTTTCTCTTTTTCGAGCCTATTTTGACGCTCCTTATACTCTTGTTGGCATTCTTTCCAATAGTTTGCAAAGGCTCTTTCCGACAACTGCATATTTCTGCATATCGCTGCATACGTATCATTGAATGTTAACCCCTCTTCCATTTTGGATAGGATTATCTTTTTTGCTTTTATTTTATTGATACGTGGTTTGCTCATTTAATCGTAGTATCTTGATTTAATTCTAAAATGCTGTTTTAAGTATTCGTATTGTTCTGCGACAAAGTTATACATTTTTTCGCAATTGAATATCTCTAGTGTTTCAATTTTTGCCGTCCCCCCCATATTCATAGAACCAGTTAAGGTGTTATACGCAAGGGCTACCATAGCGTTAATTGAGCCTTATGCGTTTCTAATCGTTTGCAAGCATTATCAAAATACTCCTTGTCAACTTCATACGCTGTTAAGTCATATCCCATATCCCAACAGGCAATGGCAATGCTTCCGCTTCCTAAATGTGTGTCAATTATTTTGCTTCCCTTTTCTGCATAGTTTTCAAGTATCCACTTATAAAGAGATACAGGCTTCTGTGTCGGGTGGATTTTCTTTTCGCCTTGTGGATTATTCAAATAACCGAACCCTATCCAGTCATAAGTAAATCTTCTTAAAATACAATCAAAGGAAGTCCACGCAAGTTCACCATCTGAAAAGTTCGTGTTATTTGCATTTGTAATTTTCTTATCCCAAAAAATCCACCCTTTTTTTGGTGGTAATAAATCAGCAAAATAATTTCCACCCCAAACTATTTGATTTTTTGAAACCCGCCTTAATTCGGCAAAGTATTCAGCACTTGGTCTTTCATTATCCCACCCTTTTTTATCGTGGTGCTGTTTATTTGAAAATGTGCTTGCTTTCCCACCTTTTCCTTTTACGGTTGTGTTACCATCAAAATTTATCCCATAAGGCGGGTCAACTATTGCTAAATCAAATTGATTGTCTGCCATTGCCTTTAATGCTTGCAAACAGTCCTCGTTATAAATTGAAATCTTCGCCTTTTCAACCGCCCCAGCGTATAACACGGGTTTTGCGTCAGGCGGACTGACGTGCAAACTTTCAACTTCTGTATTTCTATTTAACTTCATCTGTAATTCAAATTTTGTGTTTCTAATTCCGCCCGAACGCAAAGCCCTTTGACGTTATGCGTTATTATAAAGAGCGTTTCGCATCTTTGTACGCATTGTTTTTAATTTATCATATTCGATGAATGAATTAACATATTGAGTTGGTAATTCTTCATTTATTGAGTATTCTCTAATAATATCATTAAATCCATTTATTTTGCTTAAATACTCAATTTTATCAGATGTTCTTAAGTTCCTGTATTTTTTATCATAGGCTAAAATATTAAATATTTCTATATTATTAAATGTTGTGCGCATTGGTATTGTATGTTCTAAAAGTGAGCTTGCATCTTCGCTAAAAAAATCATTTAAAAGTTTTAAATAAGGTGTCTCGTATAACCTCTGAACACCTTTTTTGCCTAAACACGCTTTATTTTTATTGTAATCTTTAGTTGTATTAATAGGAGCGTATGCTGCTGGCGTGCAAATGCTTGGGTTTAAAGGAGTACTGTGTATTATTATTGATATATTTTTCTTTAATTCTCCTATTTTTGAAATTACTTCTTTGAATTGCTCAAAATCTGCATCTGTTTCCGTTTCAATTCCAGTTATATTGTATAATTTAAGCCTTAACGCTTTGCAAGTTGTATTACTTGTAATATATCTAACAAATTCTATGATTTGTTCGTTTGGAATTCTCTTATTCATTGCAAATCTTAATCTTTCAGAAAAACCATCTATAGAGCTTGTGATCTCAGGAATTGAAAAATTTTTATATAACTCTTTTTTACACTGTTCTATTTCTATACTCGAAGTGTATCCCTGATTAAAAGAGTATAAGTTTTCATTTGTTTTAATATATTTTCGTGAAAATGAATAATGGCAAAAATAACATTTATTTGGGCATCCATATATTTGTTCTTTTGTTGTACCTCCTCCAAACGTGTAAATATTTGGATATAATTCAATACTTTGGTTAATTTTTACATTTTTATGTTTCCCTATTTTAATTAAACTTCCATGCTCAACATCTAAATTATTATCTATTAACCAAACGATCTCGTTTTCAACTCTTCCAAACCAAGCATAATCTATATATTCACAAATAGGAATATAGTTTTGCATGCCAAAACCTCCGGCCAACACTTTGAATTTTCTATTTTTCCATTCATTTGAATTATGCAAATATCTTGATAATGCAATCATATCTAAATTAGAAGTTAAGCTAATCAATATAATATCATATTTACTTGCATTTTCTTTGTCAGTTATTCTAACATCATATCCAGCATTAAATAAAACATCTATAATCATTGAAGCTCCAAAATTCTTAAGGCTTTTAAAATTTAAATCATGTCTATCGCCTTTTATTGGCGGAAACCATAAAAAAGCAATTTTGGTTTTTTTTGATATAGCTGGAGTAAATAAATTTCGTTCCATAAAAAATAAATAACAACGCATAACCCGTGGTATAGTTAATTGCCGTATTATTACTAAATTTAAGCGTTACCACCCGCTTGTAATTCTGTGTAATTTGATATGAAATTAGCCCGCAATCGCCCACGGAAAATGAAAGGTTATGGCCAAACCCGAAAACCGTGAGCGATGCGCAATAAAACCAACCAAACCCCAGACCATAAATTTCATTTTTGCTCCGTAAAGATAGCTAATTTTAACGCAAATCCAAATTTTGAGCAAAAATATTCATTAACTTTCTAAAACATCACTCGCTATTGCACTCATCAATGAAGTTGATTAGTTCGTTTATATCCTTTTCAGTTCCTTTCAACTTTACCGCAACGGTTCTCTCGGAGTGCATTTTCAGGTTAACTATCTCCACGCTGAACCTCGGAGCATGAATGAGTATTAAGCTTGTTTCTAACCTTGATAGGTTGAATGTTTTTGTTTTCATTATTCGGTATGTTTAGTTTATCCATCGTTGAGAATACGTGCTTTATCGTTTCCAGCTCGTTGGCATCCCGCAACGCATAGCAATCGTTGCAAAGTTCTAAAATTTTGTGCTGAACGGGATTGCCGCAATCCTTGCAGAATACTCCAGTTTTGATTAGCCCTAACCTTGTTCGGCACTGGAGAACCTTGCGATTGTACTCCGTATCCGTTTTGCAAAGGTAGTGGAACGTTTTCACTGAGTAGGATACGGTGGAGTGGTCCCGCTTACCTACTCTCTCGGCTAAATCTACAAAGGTAATTACCCTGTTTCGATTGCTGTAAACCTCTAAGGCTAACGCAAAGGCCGTTCGCCGTGCATCGCTGAATAGGCGGTTGCGGTTTCGGCCTTTGATGTTCTCAACGCTAACGTGGAACACATCGGCGCACACTTGGATTACCTGCTCAACCATGATTGTCCTTTTTGTCGTTAAACTCCCTTTCAAACCTACGCTGGTCTATCTCTACGAATATGTAGAATACAATTCCTGCTATCAGGATTACAATACTTTCGATTAAAATGAGTGATTCAACCATGATTTCTAATTTTCAGGGTAAAAAATATATAAACTATTTCCCAAATAAAAAACTTTTTTGCGATTATTTCACCATTTGATGCTATTTATATAGGTTATTTTGCAAGCATATTACCACCACTTTCTAAAGTTCAATTCCCTGTGTAAGTTAGTAACTTTCTCTTTGAAATGCAAGGCTTTCGCCCTGTAATATTCCAAAGTATCATCGCCCTTTTGCCGTTTCAAATCCAGCAGCCGTTGCCACCGCCCGGCTCCCAACTCCCGTTCCAGCTTCTCCATGAAGAGTGTCGTTTCCCTGTTGCCCTCGTACCGGTTCCCGCTCCGGTTCTGCGGTCGGCAGTTATCAGGATCAAACCTCAATAGTAAGTTAGAACGGCTAAAGCAATGGCCGTTATCCATATCGGCAGCACGTTTCAGTAGGTGCGGTCGAACGAAACAACGGCAGTAAATCTCACCACCCACGATGCTATCTCGGTGGATAATCCTGATGTAACGGCTGAACCAATCATCTGCTTGTTTGCGCCAATACTTTTTATCCTGCTTTACTTTTTTTTTCATTGCCCGAAACTCGTTGCGCTGCTGCTGCTCCAATTTCTTTCTGCCTTGCCGATGAACTTTATCCTTGAACTCGTTGTAATACTGTAATCGGCAATCTGCGCTTTGGCAAACTTGGGGATTCAGCCTTAGCATTTCGATCAGCTCATATTTCTGCTTGCAGTATCGGCAACGGTACTTCATCTCGCTTTGATATTCTCTATCTCTCTGTTCAGAATGACTTGCGCTTCATCGGAGAGGCGACGGCAAAATGCCCACCCACCTTCGCTTTCATCAATGTACTTGTACAACGCAATGGTGTTATTCAACCGATTATATCTCCGTATAACCGGATGCTTAATATCATCCCAAAAGTAGCACCACTCGCCAGCCTTTGGCTCTTCCTTCAAAAAGAACTCTGCCCACTGGTCGAGGGTAATGAGTTGATGACCTTTGAAACATAATAAATTATCATCAAATTCATGTTCTTTGTTGTAAAACTTATAATCAAATCCGACGTTCCCAACATTCTCACATTGCCATTTTTTGAATTTTTCCCACATCGGATGCCCATCATCCTTTTCCACCACCCACTTTTCAGGGGCTTCGGTTAGCTTGCGGGTTGCCCATGTGCCGTTATCGTAAATTAATCCATTTTTATTCCAAATCCTATAAGCACCATCAAATAATTCATCAATCTTTACATTCCCTTTTAGCAAATCTGAAGCATCAAACGGATAACTCTTTTCTTCTATCTCTGCCGTTTCCCAATCCTCGCCGAACCGAATTATCAGCTCAGCATAAATTTCTTTAAATGTTTGTGTTTTCATTGCTTTTGGTTTTTAAAAGTTAATGTATTTTCTTTCTTTTCTCGAAAATCGCCCACACTTCATCTTGCTGCGCAGGTGTTAAATCTGCAAAATACTTTCCATACAATTCGTATGCAATCTGATTTATATTCATAATTTCTAAGTTTTAAAAGTTAACAAACGGTTCACTATTTTGCTCTAAAATATCCTTGTACGCCAGCAGCTCATCCAGCGTAGCCCGAAAGTGAATATTGCCGTTGTGCTTCTTTACTCTCATCATGCCAACCTCGACGAACTTCCTGCCATCGGCAATCTGGACAGCCCCGATTCTTACAGACGGAAATTCCCTTTGCCTTGAGAAAAAATCCTCAAGAACTTTAATCTCCAAATCCCATTTTCCATTCTTTGCCATCTTATATGCGTTTTTAGCCATTAACATTATTTTGCAGTACGTAGTACCAAAATTACTTTTCGTTTAAAATATCGCCACGTAGGATGGCTTTATTCGCATTTTCCTGAGAAGGTTTTTCTTCGCCATTCGGATTGTAATTTAATCCGCAATTTTTGCATACCAATCTCGGCTGCGAGAAATCCCACTCGATGCTGTTTCCACAAGCACAAGTTACGGTAAATTTCACAGTTTTCAAAATGTCGCCTAATAGAAGTGCCATAATTTTAAGTTTTTGTTAAAATGGTATATTGTTATCTATCTCTCCGAAATCCCATAGCTCAGCAGGAACTTCCCGCTTGTGTAGCCAGTTGGAATTATCCCATTGCAGTACATCCTTATCAAAGGCTTCATACCGCCCGTTGTTATAGTTCCTTTTACACTTCACCTCACCGCCTTCGCCCAAGTAGGAAAACTTTATTTTCTGAAAGCGTATGTAAACCTCGTTGATGGGATTCTCCTTGTCGCCGTAAAGCCTGAATACAGTTATCCCGTAATCGCACTTGTTGTAGAAGTGTGCTGAGCCGCTAATATCGTACAGGTTTGGAATCTCAAGTTTGCCGTTCTCTTTACCCATCTTTCGAGGGTGCGCCACAAGGAATACCAGCACATCGTACCGCTTGGCAAACATGGTAAGCCTATCCAGCACTCGGCTGATATACTCCGTTTCGGTTTCATTCTTTCCCCTCAAATGCTCAATCTTGTTGTATGGGTCGAGAACGAATACCTTGATGCCGTATTTCTTTACTAAGTATTTACCTTTCTCCAAAATATTCTCAATACTTAAATCCTCTTCTGGGAGTATGAAGTGAAAATTATCCTCAATGTAATCGAATACCTCATCATACTCAGCGTTATCAATGTTCGGTGCTTTGAATCGCTTACCCGTTAACTTTGATGCTATCTTTGCATAGTGATTGCGGATAGGTATATTCTCAGGTGAGAAATAGCCAACCTTGAATCCATGCTCAATGTTTAGTTTAGCAGCAATGTAATCAACAAATTCGCTCTTGCCATGCCCAGGAATCCCCGTTACCACAGCTAATCGCCTTGTTTCCCACTTGCAACAATCATCAAACGTTACATCCCACACCAAACCGCTATCCTCACCGTTGAGGTAGAAGTTGTAAATATCATCCCGTTCGGCTTTCAGGTTTACTATATCGGTTACGGGAATATCAATGGCATCCCTAATCGTATCAGCCAAAGCAATCCCTCCGTACTTCAATAAATATTCGTTGGCATCCTTGCAATCCTTGAAGTTTACCACAGCGCAACGCTCCGTTCCGAATCGCCTCTCCAGCTCATTTCTTAGTTCATAGCCCTTCGGGTCGTTATCAACCGCCAGATAAATCTTTGTTATGTGGTTGAACCAATCCATGTAGCCGTTCAAATAATCGCTATTCGAACTCGCACCAGCCGGTACGCTCACCACGTTTTTAACCCCGACACATAAGTAAGAGAGCAAATCCATTTCTCCTTCAACAATTACAATCTCATTATTTGATTTTACTACATCAATATTCCACAGGATTAGCTCGGCTCCCGAAACAACCTTGAACGATTTTTGCGCTCCCCGATACTTCACATTAACAACAGCTCCATCCTTTTTGTACGGAAACGCAATGCACTCAACCTCTTTCTGAAACTGCGGCATCCACTCTTTCACCGATACGATGCCCATTGCATTGAGTACATCCTGCTTTATCATCCGTCCGGTAAACCATTTTACAGCCTTATCGGTTAATCCCGTTCTATTCTCCCATTGCGGAACGGTAAACTCTTTCTCCTTTTGCTCTCGATGCAGCATGAAGGTTGCCCCACAGTGGTTGCAGTAGCCAACCATTTTCTCGTTGTTCCAGTTGAACGGTTTTTTCTTTTGGTTAGCCGGCTTGCGATTTTTGGAACACTCCGGACAAACCATTGAGTTCTCCCCGTTGCGATTCGGTTCTATTTCATAAACCGTGCGTGTATGTAGTGAGATTATTTTCATCGGTACATGGGAGTTATTTTAGGTTCGGTTGGTTTATTATTTTCAGCACGTTTCAAAAAAACATCAATATACTTCACTCCATCCTTATTTTTTGAACGCAACTTGTTTGGTGATAGAAAATTTTGCTGCCAAAAATTATCATTAACCGCAAATGTTATCGCTCTTTTTATTTGCTCAACCGAATATCCATCAATTCGCATTAGTTTATCCAGCGTATCAAAAGAACTATTGATGTATTTTTTCTCTAAATATTTTTCACAAAATTCAGCAAGTAAAAAAACATCTTGGCTGTATTCTTTAATTTCTTCTAGTTGTTCAGTTTCTGAATTAAATAATAATTCTAATTTTTCAATCACCTCGTTAATAGGTTTACTATTTAATAAGTTTAATAGTTTATCTATACTAACCGTGCTTTGGACTTGCTTTGCCATGTGCTTTGTACTTGCTTTGGTAAGTGCTTTGGTAAGTGCTTTGGTATTTTTTACCAGAGCAATTATGTTTGCTGAATACTGATTTTTGGACTTTTCAACCATCCTTATAAAGCCCGTATCTATTAGTATATTTAATGCTTTTATGTACGTTTTATAATTCTTAATTCCGATTGCATCCATAGCCATAGATGTTGGCAGCCTAAATACCTGCTTCCACCCCATCCTATTAGAGTGTTCTATAATGAAAAAATATAGAGCCGTGGATGTGGGGTTGGCTATGTTGGGATTTTCATACATGAAGTTAAAAAAATCCTTTGATAATTCGTAGCCTGTCAATGATTTTTCGTCCATGGTTAACCCTCCATAAAATATCTGAATGATGCCCAATTGCGAAATTCATCATTAACAAGAAGTTCTTGTAATTCATCCAAATTTCCGCCATCCTTATAGAAATTATTAAGCATTATGCTGGTTTTCCTTGCATCATAATAATCAAATTTATTTCTGCATATCCCTTTAATGTATGCTATTTGCTGAATGTGAGGAGGCTTATTTTTAAGAATTAATATTCCACCCAATTTATTCATCATAATATTAAAAGTTTCAGCGTCATTCTTGTAGTATTTATCTACACCAATGTCTATTGCCTCAAACACATTAGCAACTCCAAATTTGTCTATTAGATTAGTTATATTATTTAATCCTGTATCATTTAACTCATATCCTGTTTTTTTAGTAATGTAATTATGAACAGCATTAATGCTGTCTGATTTTAAATCCAAAAGGCCATTTCTCCACTCAAGCATCATTTCTAACTGTTGCCTTCTTATGTTTAATTCCTCAATCTGTTTGCGCTGTTTTTCAACAACAGTTTTGTCAGATAATTCTCTTGCCCCCTTACCTCTGTTGCATATATAGCAACTGGTTATAAGGTTAAGTAAATCATTTGTACCTCCCTCTTTGACTGGTTTAATGTGGTCAACCTCAAGGATAACGTCAGGAGCCTTTAGCCCACAGTATTGACACGTAAACGAATCCCGCTTGAATACCTCAAAGCGAAGTTTCTTTGAAATTGGCTGTCTTTTTGCCATTCTTTTACCCTCCAATAACAAAACCCCCACAAAGCAAAAAACCACTGGCTGCCGTGAGGTGTACCGAAACCTCTGCCAATGGTAATTTGCCCGTGAGGGTTGTATTTAAGTATGTAAAAAACTCTTTTTTCATCTCGGTACTTTTTTAATTCGGCACTACAAATATAAGCAATGTTTTTTAATTTGCAACTAAATTGATGAAATATTTTTAAAAGAATTTTCTCCACGAAGGAGAGTTCTTTCTCAGCTCATCAAATCGCTTGTTATTCAGTTTTAGTTCTGTTTAACTCCTTAGAATAATCAATAACCATTTTCTCAACGAACTGGTTTAACTTCATGTGGTGCTGCCTCCTTGCAAACGGTTCTAACCTATTGTAAGCCTCAACTGGCAGCACTATGCGAACAGGGATTAACTCCCCGTCCGCAATCATCTGCATTTGTGTTTTTCTCTTAATCTTTGCCATTTCTTAACTATTTTACGGTGAAATAATCCTCTATGTAATCGGCCAATTCGCTCAGCTCTTGGCTCTCGGTGAAGTATAGCGGCTCTCCGTTCTCGTTCCACTTGGTTAGCGTATCCACAACGCATTCCTTCGTTTTTAAGGTGTAATATTCTTCTCGGTTTCCGTATTCATCTGAACCGCCATAATGCTTTTCAAAGGTTCGGTAGATGTTGGCTCGAACTTCATACTCAAAATCTCCTTCGCTTAGCTGTTCGTGAATAACGGAAATCTCGTTGCTAATATCATCTGCCTGTTCAATGGCATAAATGATTCGCTCTTTCAGCGTTTGTTCTTCAAATGAAGTAGTCATGGCTCTGTTCTTTTTTGTTTTTTTCATCGGCTTTTGTAAATGATAAGCTCATGTACTTATTGCCGTTTTTGCTCTCTCTAATCCACGAAGCAATGTAATACTTTGCTCCACCGATAAAACATTTACCTCTGTAATCGGGATGCTTTTCGGTTTCCTTCTTTGCGTTTTTGAATAACGCACCGCTATTGTCCTTTTGGTTGCTCATTTTTCTGTTGTTTTTCGTTTAACAATTCTATTGCTGTATCTAAAGCCAACTTCATCATGGCTATCGTTTTTCTCAGTTCAAGTTTCTGAAACTTCAATGGTTTTGCATACTCAATTGCTCCGCTTAACGATGTAAAAAATCCATCGCAATAGCAAAAATCATCGAACAATTCATCTTTACGTAGCGTACTTTCTCTGTGCGCCTCAAATAAGATTTCTCTCATTTCTTCTTTTAATCCTTGCTGTTCCATAGTGTTTAAAGTTAGTAAATTATTGTTTAAAAATACTGCAAATTCCGTTTAAATTCTTCTTCTGTTACGTGTTTTAGAAAGATTCTAAATAGCACGCTTAAAACATTATCGTACAAATCCTGAAATTCGCTCTCACTCATAGCATCAAAGGCTATGGATTTTGGCGTTTCGATCCATTCTTTGCGTTCAATGGAGTAAATCAAATCGCAATGCCCAGCCGCCATTTCAACGGTTTTCCTGAATAGCTCGATATTGCTTTTGAAATGCTCAACCACCTTTTCATTCTGATATTCCCATGCACACTGAATGAGAGCGAAATACTTCTTGTGAAATTCATAGTTCCGCACCTCACGGATTGAAACTTGGTACACACTCCCGATTTTTAACTTCCTCTTTACATCGAAATCCGTATCGGTTGCGGGGATCAATCCCGTTGCCGTATTTACCACGTTAAATTTCATTTCAGGCTTATTTTTACCGAACCATTCACGTTCGATACCTTGATAAACTGCTTGTAAATCTCAGGATGCACCTCTTTGAGTGCCTTTGAATCCAGCGTTTCACGGGTGTAATCAGCGGCTTTGGTAATGGTGAAGTAATTCGTATCCCACTTATCCACTCCCAAATCGGTAAACATAGCCTCAATGCGCTGCTTGTACTCCTTTTCCAGCTCTTTATACTCCTCGATTTTGCTCAGGATATTGGCGTGTTCTTTGATTAAGTTCAGCGCAATTTCATCATTATCGCTCTTTGCTATCGTGAATGGATTGCTGAACTCCGTGCCGTTCCTTGCTGCATTGAGAAAATCAATCACATATCGCTCTGGTACCGGATCAACCTCAAACAGCTCAACCCGTTCCTTTTTTCGATTCAGCCAAATAGCCATCAGCCCAGCAACCTCAATATCGGGATTAACGATTTTGAAAAGGTGCTGGTAAATGGATAGCTGCCAGCGTAGGTAATCGGTTTGAAGGTTCGATGTGGTTTTAATATCGGCAAGGTAAATTTTGCCGTTAGCCTTTATAACCCTATCAATTGGCGATGCAAAGAACTCAAAATCGGTAACAATGTACTCCATAGCCACAACCTTAATACCTTTCATAGCCTCAGCATACCATTCAACCTCTTTATTTTCACAAGTGCCGAATAAATCGTAAACCTGTGTGAAGTGGTGAAAATCGCTACCTCGCTCTGCTGCCTTATTCAAAACGTGTTCGGGAACGTTAGCGTACAAATTTGGGAATAGTATATCGTTTAGATATTTGGTAATCCCTTTATACTCCTTTGAGCCATCGCTGTAATGGCGGTACGGCTCGTTAACCAGCTTGATGTTTGTGATGTTAAGCATTTTTGAAATATTCGTTGAAGTAGTTAACTAAATCCTGCCTGAACTCCTTGTATTCGGGATTGCTGCACATCTTACGTGCTTCTTCTTTGTCCGTAACCCTTTCGGCTAATGCCATAACTTCCTCATAGGTAACGCTCGGTTTAGCATCCTTGCCATGAGTATTCGTAGCATCGGGGTCTTTTGTATCGTCAATGCAAAACAGCCCGTTCATTGCATATTTCCTTGCATAGCTGCTTGCGCTTCCAGTTATTTGCGCTCCATCCATGCCTTTCTTGGATTCTTCCTCCCGTGCAAAGGCTGAAACGGTAACCGATTGCCCCTCGGCATTGGTAACGGTTGCAATAGCCTTGATGTAGTACCTTTCGCCCACTTGCACAACTTCATCAGTGAGTGTTAATGTGCATTCGTTGGCTGCAAGTAACGGCTTAACGGCTTCGAGAATGTCCTCAGCACTGCGGTACTTGTAGCCGCCAAACTTGTTAAACTGCCCTTTCGGGGCTTTCAATTCGCTCTGAATTTTTACCAGCTCTTTCATACATTTAATTTTTATTGGTTAGTGAAATTTGATGTATCTGCTTTGTTGCTCCCATTGTGATTACCTCACCATCACACTCGATGGCGAATTTCAAATAGGGATGCAGCTTGGCAAATCGTTTCGCTTTATCCAGTTCGGAAAGTTTGAAAGTTTTGTATCGCTGCCCGTAGAAGTGAATCCTGTATTTCGGAACACGAAGTTGCCGCCCAATACCAACCACAAAGGGCAGTATCAGAACGGCAACTATCAGTATGGCGAGTAGTGCTTTCATCGTGTCAAACTAAGCAGAAAATAATACACTGCTGGAGTTGTCTGAATGTAATAGCCCTTTGCACCGCCTCTCGGTGAATCATTCCCAGTATCCTTGATTTTGCCACCCTGCGATTCAATGAGCATTTTAACGTAATTGCTCGCATCATAAACAGATGTGAACCTCCCACTCCCATGATAATACTTCGGGTAAATTTTGCAGTCATTACCAAAATGGCAATTGCTAATCATCCTCTTGATTTGCTGATTAATTTCGCCCTTCTTTGTCATAAGTAAGGCTTTCGTTCTGTTTGTCATTTTTGTTTTCATTGTGCTTTGTTTTTAGTTCAACTTTGTGTTTTCATTGTACTTTATGTTTTGGTTATTAAAATGTGAGCAGTTTAGCCACATGCTCAGGTGGTTATGCTACTATTCAAACACATTAAAATTTTTCAACTCATTTGCGACAACATCTTTGATGATTAGTTTGGCAATAAAAGCCAATCCATCATTATCAATACTATCAATACTTGATGAATTTGAATCTTTTGCAGCCTTTTTGTAATTCTCAACGTGTTGCATGGCATTTTTAAGCATTGATTTGTGCATCCCAATTAACACTACTTCTATTGCTTTTTGCAATATTTTCATTCTGTCTTTTCCTTGTGCTTGTGTTTTCATGATTTCTGTGTTTTTAGTTCAACTTTGTGTTTTTGTGTTAGTGTGTTTATCAAATTATACGGTAAAATTAAAACATTGTTTCATATTTTGCAAATTTTTTACATTATTTTTTAATTATTTATGCTAATTTATATCCATTCTAAATAAGAGCAGCAAAAGAGGGAGCAGTGCAATGCACCAACTCCCTCCCACTAACCAAAACACATCATGAAAAAACACAAGCTGCGATTACGGTGCAGCACCCGAATAACGCTCTATGATACCACGATTTTATCCATTATCTCCCCTATACCTATATCGTTCCGCGGCTTGGCTTTCGGGCGGCGGGATACCCAGCACACACCCTGCGAGCCAACTACCACCAAATGTACAAAAACTTTTTCAACGTGCAAGTCGCCATAGCCTGAAGGCCAAGGCGCTGTTGTGCAACGTATTTAATCTAGAGGTCTAATATTCCAAAAGTCTGGTTGTAAGGAATTTTGATATTTATTATCTCAAATTTGGGACTAATGCTTGTTTTTAAAGCTTTTAAAGTTTTCAAAGACCTTTCATCAGATGTTACGAAATGTGTGATACTTTTATCAAGGTCAGCTTGTGAGAATAATTT